AAAATATTCTCTATTGTCTACTCTTGCCACAGTACCATCATGTGGAAACTCGTTCCAATCTGAACGGGTAACTGTATTGAACCCCATTTCGTATAACTTAGTGAGGTCACTAGTCCAACTACCCGTCAGCGTTGGTTGAACATCATACGCAATAAAAGTTAGGTTTCGTTCTTTGAACTTATCCATATCTTTTAAATTAAGCGCTCCACTTGCATAATTTCTAGCATTTGGAATATCTTTGGGGGCTACAACCTCCCCTGTAATAAATAATGTTCCTTCTACATTTACATTTGAAACTACATGATTCAACTTAGAAGTAATATCCTCGCCTCTCTTACCATCACCGCGTTTGAGACCAAGAGATAAGCACCCATCTACATAACATAAAGACACAGCACCGCCGTCCAACTTTGGAGTAACGATAAGGTCTTGGTTAGGATAATCTGGTGCACGACTTTCTGGGTCGTCAATGAATACCTTTTGTAAAGAATACATAGGGTACATGTGCTTGAATGTTATATTACTACTTCCAGCACCCACTTTGTTATTCAGATAAGTATTGTCTGCGAGTCTATCGTAGACTTCATCTGGAATAATGGGATTGCCTTGCTCGTAAGCAATATTACATTGCTCGAGGTATTCTTCTAAATTTTTCATAATATATATTATACAAGATTTTTGAGGGTGTGTCAAGAACTATTTTTCTTGAGGAGGGAAGAAGTTACAGGTATATATCGTCTAGGATATCCTTGAAGTGATTCTCAAGAACTCCTTTAACTTCTGATAGGGATAAGATTTCAACTAATGCACTAAATAAATTACGACTGTTATCAAAATCTAAGGGCATGGCGATACCGTCCTTGGTAGGCTTCCAGTTTTCGTCAAAGTCTTGATAGTACTTTCGAAGATGGAGGTATTCCGTTCCTTTGAAGGTATTTATCGTGAGCATTATTTTCTCTTGTCTGTCGCTGTTATAATGAATTTCTTTTTCATAAACAGGTGGTGCTTCGTAAATATCCATCATTTATTCTTTAGTATTGCGGACAACGGAACAATAGATGTGATATTAGCAGGGACTAGTAATCTGAAAGAATCAGTGTCCCAACAAAACAACAACACTTGATGTTGATTAGGTTTTGCTCTATTTCTTTTACTTTTAATGTATTTATTGTCAAAATCTCTAGTACAGACATTATACTTTAATCGTCTGCTGTTTTGACTTCGATAGGTTACTATGGCGTCGCCATGCCTATCAATAGTTTTCTTAAAGTCATCTATTTTCATGCGTTTCCTGTAGGTTAGTATAATGTATTGTACCGTGCTACATGGTGAAACTTTGAAAGGTCAAACTCAAAGACAACAAAATACCCAGCAGGAATTGCTTCCTGCCGAGTAATAGGGGTAGTTACTTGTTAATCTGTTCGATTAACTCTGCAAAATACTTTGCAGCCTTACCAGTTAGTTTACCGATAATGGCTTCATCTGCTTCTGCACCAGCGTCGCTGATTGCATCTTTCAGACTTTGTTGAGCGTCAGCGATAGAAACTCTACCACCACCACCATTGCCACTTGATGCTCTAACTGCTGGAGTTTTCTTTACATAAACTCCTGCCTTAGTAAGAATCATTCTGACTCCATTTGGGCTCTCGCCTAATTCGTCAGCCACCATCTTTACTATCTCCATACTGTTTTCTGGAGTTGGTTCTTCTGCAGTATACATCTCTACTGCCTGAGCCTTTGCTTCATCTGTCCAAGCCACTTTTCTTCTCCTTTGTTTAAATTTATAAGATTCAGGTAGACCTGGACACCAACCAGTAGCCTCCCGCATCTGCATGTAAAATCTATCACTCATTGATATCTTCCTTAAATAATATAATTATATTATACAAGAATTTTGGGCATGAGTCAAGAACTATTTTTTATATCCTATAGCCGTAGGTTGTAATGTCATCTTTATACAACTCAGTAACTAAAGTTATAGTCTTAATTGTATACCACCTATCCCACATAGGTATTGCATGTTGACCTTCGAGAAATGAAGTATCTACTACTTCCACTTCTAAATCTTTTAGTTCTCGTTTCCAATCTTCAAATCTGATAAGATACGGATAATCTTTATAAAGACTATATTGACTAGGTATCTGCTGTTCTTCTATCCACTTATCAAAGCCAATATAATCTAATGACTGATAATACGCAGAGACTAATCTCTCGTATGGGTTTCTAACAACTCCTATTCTACCTTTATCTGATTCCAGATACAAACTCAGATTCATTCTCTAACTCCCTTGCTAATGCTTTAATATTTGCGACATCATATTCTGATGGTTTTTTAGAAAGGTTTTCTATAGTTGTTAGTAATGCTACTAGTTTTTGTGCACATTGTGCAACCGTGTGTACTCCACTCATTTAAAGTTTCTCCTAAGACTTTCCAACTTATCTTCCAAGTCGGCAAGTTTTCCTACCTCTGCATCGATAGTTTCTATAATATCCCCATGTTCTGCTAATCCAACATGAGACCCTAATAAAACTTCTATATTAATCTTGTGGGCTTCTATACCACCCTCATAAAACTTTATGAGTGCTTTTACTAATCTTTCTCTGTAATTACTCATTTCCTGTTACCGCTTTTAGATATGACTTCAAAAATACCTCTCTCAGATGTTCTGAGAACAAACATGGGAAAATGAAAGGTGTGCATACTAAACTAAATATAGCAAATAATATTCCGCCTATAATTTTATGTTTATATACTATGTTATTTTTGTCATATACTCCAAGCACTTTCATCGCTGGGTAATAAAGATGTGTTATCGTCATTAACCAGAGACCCAAGTACCCTGCTATTAAATATTCCATGTTTCTTGCCTTTTATCATAGTGAGTTTATATTTACTCCGTATTGTTCTAAGTGTTTCAGACTTCCTAAGTCGTAAGCGAGAGCAGAAGCATAGAAACCGCATCTACTACCGTCAAGCCAAGGGAAATAACTCTTTGCTATTGCCTCTTGTGGTACAGGGTCTAGGACATATAAATTATACATCTTTGCTCCATACTTTTCTTCATAGTTCACACACTTTGCCATGTTTTGATAACCAACATAACCTCCGCGTTCAAACTGGTGTTTCTGCGTTATCTCGTATCTGATTTCTGCAAATCTATTTTTACGAGGATACCACACTTTCTCTCCTACTGCGAACTCCTCTGCCACACATTCTTCAGGTAGCATATAAGTTCTATGACCTTCATAGTCATTATCGGCAAGTTTTTTAGGGACTCCCACCCTTTCTAAGATTGCTCTAACAAAAGCAGGGGAACGATACATTCTCTCTGATATAGTAGAGATGTTATCTCCATCAAGATAATCTACAATGACTGTCTTGATTTCATCTTTCGTTGCTCCTTTACCTTTTAGTTGAGACTTTCTATTATCTCTATACTCCGATAATTCTAAGTAATCTTCTATGATTTTCTTAAGTCTGGTCGTGTTATACCTAATATTAAGAATACCACAGGCTTCTTTCTTTGTTATCGGATTATCTCCGCCAAGTAGTTCATGTACTTTAGCGACATTATCTCTCGATAAGTTTTCTCCTTTCTTTGCTCTAATCAATGTGTTCACTCCCTAATAAAATGATTGCGTAGTGAACAATTTTTAGTAAATCGTCAGGATTTTTACCACCTTTTTTCCCATATCTCTGGGCATACTTGATTATGTTTCCAATACTGAAACCCTCACCATGTCCTGCGTCAAATACAAACTCGGTTGTCTGTATTTTATTTTTGCCATAGTGTGCATCATATGTCTGGATTATGTGGTTTCTAACCCAGTTTAGTACTTGTTCTTCATTAAATTTATTCATTCTGTCATAAAAACTATTAATTGTGTTAATCTACCAGTTGCTTTACTGTTTCCAAAACCTGCTCTGTCAGGAGCATGGTAATGGTCACCTCTGTAAAGAACTAACCTATTGTATATATTACTAGCAGATGCATGCTTAGTCCACCCATCTGGTGGAAGTCCTTTTGGTAGTTTTCCTACACTCTCATCTGCTATCTTTACTCCATCTTCTCTTATCCACAGGGAAGTTCCTGCATCTAGTGGAGCGTCAGGGGTGAGATAGATGACACCTGCCCATAGTTTATAGTTTTGTGACTTCGCCAGTTCTTTGCGTTTTGCGCTGACCGAGTCATGATGTACCCAGTTTGGCTCTGTATCACCTATCCCAAGATTGAAAACACAATTTATTTTTGCGTGTGAATACCAACGAACAATTTTCCTATTCAGTAATTGTTCCATTCTATTCTTTAAATAAATAAAGTTTTCGTTGTCTAATTCTTTTGTTCGTGCACCAGGGTGCATTATTTTTCTTATTTTGTTTGTTACTCTGTCAGTAATCGTACCATTGTGAAAGGTACAAGACAAAGCATACTTTCGTATTTTGTCAGGGTCTGGGTAGAAGTCGTCTACAATGTAGAACATTACTTCTCCAGTTCGTCTAATACATCGAGTCCTCCCTCAATCTTTGCGAGGTACTCTTTCTTGTCTGCTAATGCTTTTTCAAGCAAGCCGAGTTCTGCACTTACTTTCTCGTGCTGAACTTTTAAATTGTTTCTTAATAACTGTGTTTGTTCCATAGTTTTTGGTTGTGGTGTCATTACACCAAATAATTCTTCCATACTACGAGGAGTGTCTTTTGCCATGATTCCTCCATGCTCTAAGAAGTTGACTAGTTCCGTCCTTCTTAATTACTTTTAGTTGTCTGCGTAAGTGCATATCTGTACTTGCTTTATTAATATACTCTTGCTTTTGTTCATCAGTCCAACTATCTGGGAATGTTACTCTATTATCCCCAACTTTCCATACTTTATCACTCATTGTGTTATTCTCTTGTCATACCATGCTTCATCTTCATTCCACCAGTATGGCTTGTCACGATGTGACCATGTTGCAAATGTCGCCTTGTCTGTGTGATAGAATAGTCTGTAACTACCAATCACATCATCAGGGTCTTGTAAATCTTCGGGCATTGCCATACCGAAAGGTGTCAACCCCTTACGAGGTAGATTCTTTGGTTCTGGCAACGCATTTACAACTTCTACTACTGACTTGTGTTGTTTACCATAACGGTAATGATACTCGTCATTGAGGGCATTTGCATAGCAATGTACCCATTCGAAGTTGTCCAAAGACGACCTAGTCCAAATGCTACAAGGGTGATTTTCCATTGTAGGTAAATAGGGTATAGGTCTTTCAGGAATCGGTAAGTCTTTTACTTCGGCTTTCGCCTTTAGTAATTCTTTTCTTTCTTCCTTATCAAGTTTGTGTGGGCAAAAACCCAAAACTTTATCTACCCACATAGCAGTGCATAGTAACTGTGCTGCTTCGAGTGGCATTTTTACAATGTGTTTATCCACATGGTATTCTGCACACTTATCTAAATCATTATCTAAAAAGAATAAATTCATCTAATCCAGCACTTGTATCCTGTGCACTCCTTTAATGGTAAGTCGCAAAACTCGCACCATGCTTTTCTGTCATAGTCGCGCTTTGATTTGTGGAAACCAGCGCCTGACTTATGTCTAGAATGTTTCGCAACTAGATTTGGTTTACTTGATTTTTTCATATAGTATATTATACTAAATTTATAACCATATGTCAAGTATTATTTTTTGTCTCCATTAAACGCACCGCTTGACTTACTTGTTCCAGCATATAGCCCGAACCAAGCCGCACCAGCACCTACTATAATAGAGATTAGTCCCGATTGTTCGAGACTTGGGTCTGGTAAATCCATGAACCACATCGTTGCATAGTAAAGTAAGAATATATAAACACTTAAAAAGAGTCTAGGGAATATTCTCCAACTATCAACTGCGGCTGCTAAATGGATTACCTTTTGCCATGGATTTTTTGTGTCATCATGCTCCAACATAAATATCTTTTGTTTCAAGTCATTGTTCTCTTGAATCATTGCCATAAACTTGTTAAGGTCTATTTCAACTTCATTTCTATCCATGTCGCCTGCAAATCTTCCATCTTGATTCATAGTTTCTCCTATGGTTTCCAATCGTACCAATCGTTCCTTAGATAAGGTTTCTCACTCCTTTCACGGAAATGAAAACTGATTGATATTCTCGGACCTGTTGTAGTCACACGGTGATACAACTTTTTGGGTATGTATAACAAATCGCCAGGAGATAAAGTGAATTTACTGTTTAAGGTAGCGTCTTCACTACGATGACGCACACCATCTTTACCTTCTGCGTATTCATTATAGATATACCACTCAACATCGCCTCTAACATGGAATAAAAAATTATCTGTGCTATCGGCATGGGTAGGAAAACAATGTGCGTCTGCTTTCTTACTGCAATACAAGTTTGCTTGTCCTACTCCGTACTCTCTTTCGAACTCTTGGCATTGTTTCCAAAGATTTTCATTCAGAAACTCACTTAGTGTTAATACAAAGGTACAGCCTTCGTTCCAGAGTTTTAAAATTTCTTCTCTACTTTTCTTGTTTGGAGACTTTTTCTTACACCACTTATTTCCATCTGGCATAATGATTTGTAACTGGGGAGTTCTATCCCATGCTCCAATATTTATCTGATTTAAATAGTTGTCTAATTCTGTCCAACTAAAATAATCTTTAAACTTATTACTAGTAGATTTCCATACATGATAACGCTTACCCTT